AAAATCAACAAAGGGAACCTGCCCGTGGTCATAGGGAAGTTTCATCGGGTCGCGCAAGTTCACTTCAGGGTCATTCGGGGAATAAGTCAAAACAACCCACTCACCCTCCTTGTCCCTCTTGTAGACTTCCCATACTATGACCTTGTTCCCCTCTGGGTCATGGGTGATTCCCTCGCGGGTCTGGCGCACTGCCTTCTGCTCTGGATTCAACCCGCCAAGCCTATCACTACCTGCACAGGCAACGCTCAATGCTTTCTCTGAGGTATCATACAACCCGCTATTCTTGTACGCCTCCTCGCTCATCACCATCACATGAACCACCCTATCCGCTGACTGTAGGCTCGTAGTGTAAGAGGGGACAATAAGAAATGTAGGGTCTATCGAATCAAACCTGACCTGTTTCTTGTCCACATCCCAATAGCATTTAATCACTCCACGCCCACTCATCAAGCTGCCATCAATCCAAGAGAGAGCCTCAGTCTGCAAGTTCGACCGCTCCTTTATCTTGTAATCGAACCATTGTTCAGCCGCAGTAGTAAACGCTGCGAGCTGACTACGCATAGGAACAAAGGAGGCGACCACATCCATGCCGGTAATCTGCTGATAGAGTACGGGCTTTAGTTTCTCGATGTTAGTATCTACGAGGGGCCAATGGAGGTCTGCTGCATTTGGCCAAGGTTTATTCTTCCGTCTTAGCCCTTCATGCCGCATTTGATACCACATGACCTGACGCCGCTCCCAAGCCGACCTCTTGGTAATATCATCCAGAATCAGGCTATGTAACTTTTCCCTGCTACCATTCTCTTCTGCCATAATTAAATTTAGCTAGACTTGCGTGTTCAAAAAAAGGTGGGGTGAAAGTAACCCACCAAGTCGCATATCATCTATGCGCTCTATGCCACAAGTCTGATAACACACTTCTCTCAACAACAAAGCGGGAAGAACACCGTACCCGCTATACGGGCAATACGCTGACAAAAGAAATCTGTCAAGAGGAATCAGAATCCACAATTCGAGCCAACCAATTCCCCTTCAGCGACCTCATTCTCCACTTGTTCACTTATCTGTTTGTAAATTGAGTCACCCCCGAAGCTTGAGCCTATGGCGTGTCTCTTCCCGCAGCACATCGCGCCCACGACTGCATCTGCTCTATCGGGTGAGCCGAGTCCTCTAGCCCTCATCTCATCCTTTGGTTCCACCATTAGTTTCCCCCTTGAGTTCGTCTTAGCCCTTCTCGTTGTCAACTGCGAGTACAACGCCTCATCCTGATACAATCTAATAAGTCCCTTCTCAATCATCCTCGCTGCGCTGAACCAAAGCTCTGAACCCCTATTAGTGAACTGGTCGTCATTCATCGCTCTCTCTCCATTGTTCACCCTATGCACATCCCACCCTGCTTCCCTAAGCATATCGCACATAGGCAATCCAAGGCCACCTGCGTCTGCGTAAATCTCATTACTACTAAGCCCAGCCTTTTTGAACTCTACAATAAACTTACCCACAGCCGCCGCTGTATCCTTATCTCTCCAACTCACCAAGCTCTTAATCTCATTCCCTTCCCTCATGCAGAACACGTTCTCATCTCCACCCGCTGCAAAGTCACAGAACGCCATCTTCCCACCCTTCTCAAAGACTGGTGGAGAAGAAACATTCCTCTGCAATACATTGTAAGGAATGACAAGGCTCTCCCCTGACGTTTCCATAAACTCGCCATGAATCATTGATCGGACAAGGGGATGGTTGGCTCCCCACTTCTCTTCCTGTTCCCTTATCCACGCCCTACTAATATGCGGACAATCAAAAGCTGTTACTGTAAACGTCTGCCATAACGCCGCCTCTTTCGTAAACGCCCTATAAAACCCCCCATCCGTCCCCCCCGGACTGCTCATCATCAGCAGCCTGCTCGGTTGACACCGTTCAATAGCTTCAAAGATTGAATCTGGCACTGTCTTAGCCTCATCCACCACCATCAACAAATTCTCACTCGCGCCCTGCTTGTGCCAGCCCTCAAACTTACCCGCATCATTTGTACTAAACCCAATCGCCCTCGCCCCATTACCATACCTCAACTCATTGCTAAACACTTCCCAGCCCCCATCCGTCCCTCCCAACCCCCCTACATACTTCCTCATCCTCGGCCATAACTGATCCTCCACCTGCCTATAAACTCCCGCCGTGCTAATAACCAAACTCTCCGGGAACCTCAACATGTGCCACACTATCGCACTCGCCGCCACTATACTCGTCTTCCCACTCCCGTTCGCCGCCTTCAATGCCACCCTGCTCCCCTTCAAATTCACCGCCTTCAATACCTCCCGCTGCCAACCATAAGGCTTAAATCCCAAAAACAACTCAGGGAAATTCTCCAACTGAAACTTACCATCCCCATCCTGCATCTCCTTCACCCTCCGCTCCTCCTCCTTCTCCAACCCCATTACCTCCTTCCTCTCCCTCTTAATCTCCTCCTTCTCCTCTACCCTCAAATTCTTCCACCGCTCCTTCTCGCTTATACCCTTCTCCACCCTCCTCTTCTTGCACGCCTCCTTATACCTCTCCCTCATCCCCCTCATCTTCTCCAACATCAACTCCCTCTTCATCTTCCCAACCAATGTGTAATCCCTTTGCCCCATCAGTTCCTCTCCACTCTCATCTCCACCCCCCCAGCCAATGCCTTCAATACCGCAGGCGTAATCGTTAACCCACTCCCCACTCCCTCCTTCTCCTTCTTAACCGCCTTCGCCTCAATCGCACTCATCCCATACACCCGCTCCAACATAAACGCTAACGCCTTCACATCCCCTCCCTTCATCTTCAATAACTCCATCACCTTCCCCTGCTCCACCGCCATAGCCCTCGCTACTCTCTTCCTCAACCCACTATCCATCCTCATCAACCTCTCCATCCTCACCCACTCCACCCCAGCATACTCCCCACACGCCCTCACAGGTAAACTCTTCCTCACCCCCTCCATCACCAACCCCTCCTCCTCATCACTCAACCTCTTGCATATCCCCTTCCTCACACCCTTCCCCAACTTCCCCTCGTCCCCTACCTCAATATCCTCCTCCTCCCCAGCTCGACAGTTTCCCTTCCCCTTAACCTTAACTTCATCTTCCATGCCAGTCATCCAACCAAATACCAAAGCACCTGTCAAGCCAAGAGGCACGATTTAAGGGGAGACCAACTTAAAAGTAAGGGGCGCGATTTAAGGAGGGGGATAATAGAACACACCGGCCCTTCGGGGGGGTGGTAGGAGGGTGTGGTAGGACGCTTCGCTATCGCCGCACGCACTCACTACTTACTCGCCTTCTTCCTAACCACTCGCACGCCACAGCCCCCTGCCCCCGCCGCCCCCAAGCGGGGCGGAGCCTTCCGCGAGCTAACCCGTACCGGCTCGCGGAAGAACACACCCGAAATATATGTCAGTCCGGCGTAGGGACGCCGGAGAGAAGGGCAACGGGTAAGCTCGCTGGAGCGAGCTATGACTCGCGGATGCGTCATGACTCGCGGAGGGCTCGCCTTACCCCGCCCCTAATCCCTTACTATTCGCGTTGACCCACTGGATGCGCTTACTCTGTGGGGATTCGCAAGGTTTGGGGCGCAATCGCTCGTTGCTCACTCGCTGGTTTACTGGGTTCCCTCAGTGAAGAGATACCCGTTGGGGTATGAGTTTGATTGTAACCACGCGCAACATTCTGTCAACCTTTTTATGAGAAGAAGCTTTCGCCGTGGTGTTAGCCTCACGCGCCCCGTGAGTTGGACACGCCCGACTGAAGGGAAGCTTTGGAAGGGAAAAATTCGGAAAGATGAAAGCGACCAGCGACACGCGACCGCAGCCCACAGCATGAAGCGTGCCAAGCAAGCGGCTTGTCAATAGAATGTTAATAACTAAATAGCCTTGCAGCTTTGGGTGTTGGCATGGAAGTTGACAAGCGGATTGCGAATAACTTGTCAGTAACTACCCGGTCAGTACCCGGTCAGCATCAAAGAAAAAGCTTGTGGTCAAACCGCTTCACTGTCATTATGTCCCCATCGGCCGGAACTAATCCCCGGTCGCAACAACGAAACCAAAAAGAACACCATGAAAAGCACCATATCCCAAATCAAAAAACCCGTAGAAATCACAGCCATGTCTAAGCTTTGGGAACTCGCCAAAGTTGGCACGGAAAGCCGCGAATGTTTCGCCCGCCTGAACGTCGCCACCCTCACGAAGGTTTTGGCAGACTCCCGCCTCGTCTACATGGGCGGTCAGCAGCCCACCATCACCGTTGGCATCATCCCGCCGGACGCCCTAGGCTACGGTGGAGCGGTGCGCGTCATTATCGGCAGTGAATATGCAGCCGAATTGAAAGCGGCTGGCGTCCGGATTCCCACGCTCGGATTCACCCGCAAATCTCTCAGCAACGCCGCTGCGAAAGAGTAGCCCACACCCCAACCCCTAGTGGTGTGCAAATCCAGACACCACAAGGGGTAGGGGAAATAAAATTTTTTCAGAATGGTTCGCTAACAGCTCAAAGTTACATATGCAAAGCACATCAAGAGTTAACCTTGCAGAATGGGAGACGCCTATTGTTCCTCACGATTTACAGCCCACGCTCGACCAATTCAACGCCGAGGAAGCGGCCGACCGTTGGCACGCCGAGCAATCAGCCAAGGAATCGCACTTGAAAGAACATGACCACGAAGATGAATGAGCACGCCCAACCCGAACCGAAAGTCGAGTGTTCGCTAACAGCTCGCATAGAGGTTACAGGCACTTGCTCAACCCTTCAAGGTACGAACACGAAAGGCTACCGAAGGCACGAGTCGAGTGTTCGCTAACAGCTCAAAGTTACGAGCGCATAGGAACGCGCGGGAGGGGGCAGGGCTAGCTAACGGACAGTTTAACTCAGGGAAAAAAGAGAAAATAAAATTTCTCAGAACAAATAAAAAGAAAACAAAATGAAAGGTAGATATGAGTTCTGAATACAAAAAAATAACAAGCGTTGAGATGATTCCAAATGGGGCAAGCTTCTTTGTTGACCTAGTTATAGACTACAGAAGGCCAAAGACGGACTACACTAAAGACTACAACTGCAACCTACCCATAGTAGAGCTGAGAGTACCATTCAGCAAGAAGGATATATGTTCAGAGGGAAGGTTTAGACTGAGGCCGGACTGGGCGAGGATAGAGTTAAGCTCAGGGCCAACTGACCTACCGCGCAAGCAAAGCGAAGGGATGTCAATAGACAGAGAGACGTGCGAAATCGTCATGCCTCTGAACCTATGGTGCATAGACGTTCACAATGAGATGCCAAACAAGGAGGACTTTGAATCCCTTGTCAGAACGACAGTTGCCCACTACCTGATACATAGGTTGGCACAAGGAATCACAATGGTAACGGGAGAGGACGGGTTCTGCTACGCCGCGCTAGACTACAACTTACGCGCAGACAAGATAGAACTAGAGTCCCTCCTGATTCATTGCAGGCTTTCGGAAACAGAAACGGCAACAACAAAACAAACAGAAAAGAAATAACATGGCACATAACATACAAGGCAGAGACATCCAAGTAGGACTGACGCAGGCTTGGCACGGACTAACAACAGTGGTTGACAGGATTACATCCAACAACTGCGGCATAAACTATCCGATGGGAATAGAGCAGGCGTTCTTTCAGCCTGATGGATTGCTTGGTGAATTGATCAAGGCAAACGGAATGCAGATTTACTCAAAAGATGACTGCTTGCCTGTGGGTAAGACAGTTAGCAAACACTACAAGCTCATTGAAAACAGTGAGATGTGGGACGCAGTGGCCGCTGGCTTAGAAGGAACAGGAGCAACCATCATGTCATGCGGAACGGTAGATAATAGAGCCAAAGGATTCATCAGTGTCAAAGCTACAGACGACATCATCGCAGCAGGCAGGGACACCAAGCCTTACCTCTCAATACTGTGGGGTCACGGAGGCAACATGCCCGTCATAGCGCAGACTGGGTTCACGGTGGTGGTCTGCGAGAACACGTACACGATGGTTCAGCGAGCAATGAACAAGAGCGCGCTTCGGATTAAGCACCACAGCAAGGCAAACATCGGCTCACTAACGCAGTACATTGAAGATT